TCAAAGCATCCATCGAAGACAAATTCAACGAAATCCAAAAGAATGTAATGAGCAACAATCCAATGGGGTGGCCACGTTAATGGGTAGTCTCCTCCGCTTCCCCTTCTCCCACGAGTTCGTAAAACGTTTCCCAGTCTTCATTGAAACTGGCTACGGCAACGGTCGCAGTCTTTCTTACGCCGCCCAACACGACTTCAGAGAGTTATACTCAATTGAAATTCTTGACGAGGCGGCGATAAGGGGCCGTCGTAGATTTGCTGACAATCTCAGGGTAAACATCATTCATGGGCATAGCGCTAGGGAATTAGAGCGTTTAGTGTGCGCCATGAAAGGTGCATCCACATTTTTCTGGTTAGATGCCCATTTCCCTGGTGCAGATTATTACAGTGAACCCTTTGATAAATATGAGGAATATATACGATTGCCGTTAGAAGATGAACTTCGTGTTATACAACGTCTTAAGCCAGCAGGGGATTATTTTATTGCTATAGATGATCTTCGTTTCTACGCCGATTATAACTGGGGCGATGGTATCATCCCCGAACATCTTCGTAATGCCCTTCCTGCAAAACGTTCCCTTGATTTCCTCGACCCCTTTCATAACACGCACTGTGTCACTATAGACCTGCACGACAGCGGTTATGCCCTTATTGGTCCGCATGACGCCCCCTTTCTGGAATTTAAGGAGTAGTAGTGGATGATCTACTCGAATATGAGTGGGATCTTACTAAGGCTGTAGCCGTTGAGCGTGCTTTCTGGTCCTTCGCCAGAAACGTCCGCGTAGACAGTAAGGAAAAAGGCGCTAATTACCGGATCATCGATGGCCTTTACGAAGGCCAAAAACGCTTCATCCATTCCATTTTCCACGATGCCCTCGCCAACAATAAACATAGCGTTAAATGGTTGAAGAGCCGTCAGCTTGGCGTGACGACGATCACCGAGATATTCGATGTCTTTTGGCTTGGTATAAATGATGGTATGCGTGGCGCTCTCGTCTATGACACAACTTCCCATAGAGAAAGTGGCCGCCGACGCATAAAGGCCATTGTAAATAAACTACCCAAAAGCTATAAATTTCCCCGCATAAAAAGCGACAACCGTGACGGTCTCTCCCTCGAAAATGACAGCCAACTCATTTTCATGTCGGCTGGCATTCGCGAAACCTCGTCTAGCGGCGTGCTTGGCCGCTCCGAAGGTCTCAACTATTGGCACCGCTCGGAACTATGTTCCTTCGAGAACGAAGAGGGCTTAAAGTCCCTCAATTCTTCTCGCTCAAATATCTACCCTTTCCGTTTCTACATAGACGAAAGCACAGCCCGTAAATTCAATGTTTGGTATGACATCTGGACCGCCGCCAAGAGTAACGACCTAGAAGAAGTATGCGGCTTTACCGGCTGGTGGGCCAAAGACGATCAGCGCTGGCGGCGGGGCTCTCCACACTTCCAGCGTTACGGCGCCGAACCCCCCACTGACGAGGAAGCCAAAAGGCTTCGCCTTGTCAAAGACCTCTACGATTTCGACATCGATGAAGAACAACTCGCCTGGTATCGTTGGTTTGTAGACCCCACCCGTGACCGAGATGAGGGTGACCCTGAAGACAGTTATCTTCTCTCCGACCAACCGTGGACAGAAGATGAGGCATTCCAACAAGCCGGCTCAACTTTCTATCGATCCGACAAGATACAACAGGCTCAAGCATACACCACCACCATTCACCACAAAGCCTACCGCTTCTGGCCCGGCACAAATATAACCGAGTGCGATTTTCAACAAGCCCGTTACATTCGTGAGACAGAACTAAAGCTTTGGGAAGAGCCTCAAGCCGAGGCCACATATGTTGTCAGCGGGGACCCCGCCTTCGGCCACGACGAAGTAAACAATAACTCCTGCGCCCAAGTAGTAAAATGTTTTGCCGACTCTTGCGAACAAGTAGCCGAATTCACCAGCCCCCTTATTGAACCCCACCATTTCGCCTGGCTCCTTCTATCCCTCGTCTCTTATTACGCTAGCCAACCCCAAAACGACGTTTTGATGATCTGCGAACTAAACGGCCCCGGCGAGGAAGTCTGGCGCAATTACAAACAGACCGGCGTTATCATCCGCAGTGGTTATCTCCACTACGCCGCCAAGCAATCCGGCCTTGGCAACGTTAGTGGCAACATAAGCAATTATTTCTACACCCGCAGCGACAGTATGCACTTCGGTAACAGCTACCAATTCAAGACCAACCAACAACTCAAAGTCCAAATGATGGAGGGGCTGCGTAACAACTTCCACAACAACGTCATACTAATTCGTAGTGGGGCGGCGATAGAGGAAATGAAGACGATCGTGCGAGAGGGAGATAAGATAGGGGCGGCTCAGAAGAGTGGCCGGGATGATATGAATTTCGCTCTTGCTCTCGCCAACCGTGGTTGGGAGGAGCGTAAGCGTCCAACCCTCATCCGTCAAAACCGCACTCGCGAAGCGGATAAGATCCGCCGCAGCGGCACGATTATCGACCGCGTTGCTCTTTTCAACTCCAACATGATACAAGACTTCCTCAAAGGCAAAGAAGCGATGCGCCGTCAAGCACGTATCGCTAGTATGCAAAGGAGCCGTTGGTAGTGGCCGTCTATCGATATTACAGGTGCCCCGATTGCGGCTCTAAGTTCCGCTACCTCCATCACCCCAACCCCGAAGAAGACCCGTTCGACGGCGAATGCCCCATCTGCAATAGCGGCGGCGCCGAGATAACCTTTTTCCCCACCGCGCCGGGCATACGCAAAAGCCCTCTCGTCAAGAGTGTTGACCAAACATATCGCGGAATGGAGGAAGCTTCTATACAGCGCGCCAAGGAAGCGGAAAGTATCGCTTGGGACGCCGCTAGGGCGTCCGGTATGACCGACACCCAGATCCGTGACACCAAGATAACCGACATGAGCAACATTAAGATCACGAATATGCGTGACCCTTCGGAGATGCGGGAGGGTGACACTGCGGCCATTGGTCCACCTCCAACTAGCCCTGTTGTTCACTCGTTAAAGAATATGGCTGCTCAAGGTGGCGGCGGTGGCTTCAACCCTCTCGTTACGGCTGGCGGCAACGTCATCCCTGGCCAGGTTCTCGCCCAAAACGCCCACGCTGATGGCATTCAGCCCCACGCTGGCGAATTCATCCGTCAGGCAACCAATATGTCCCACAACGAGCGAGCCTGGAAAATGCAGAAGGCCGGCGAAATGGGCTCTTACAGCGGGAAAGGCTAACCAATGTCCCTAACCTACAAAGTCCACAACATCACCGGCACGGCCTTCTCAATTCCCTACAGCAACGTCGCCCAAGTTATCGAAGCCAATCCCTATGATAAGATGCGCGGCGTCAAACAATACATCCAACTACTCAATGGCACCCTCTATGTTGTTGGCACCCCCACTCTCAGCGTCACTGAGAGCAACAAACAATTGATCGCCAACGAAGTAGGTGCAGTAAATCCCCTGGATCAGTCTGAACCGTGATCATTCCTGACACCATTAAGAAGAGAGAAGTACTAGCACAAAAGCTGCTAGAGGATACAGGTGTCAGTACGGGTCAACGCACAGCAGCTTACAAAAACTATGGTCAATGGTTAGAGAGAGGATGGGCTTCTGATGATGGGCAAGGCGGACTCGCCCTCGCTAACGTTCTCTTCAGCCATGATGATCGTGTCGCTGCCCACCTATTCTCCCCGTCCGATCTCCGTTTCGCGATGTCCTTCGAACGGCATTACAAACAGGCGGTCTTGGATAGGGGTGCTGTCGTCGCTCGCAACATAACAGCGGAATGGCATTCTCCTAAAAAGAGCATCGATCTCCTCTTTGGCCACGGCGTCAAAGTCGCCGTCGATTTCGGTGCCTGTATCCTAAAACAACTCGCCGGCAAAGACGAAGATGGCAACTACGAATATCGTGGCGCTCGTCTTGTAATGCCGTGGATGTTCGGTGTCGCCAACGAATCTGTCAATGACTTAAACCAACAAGAATACTTTCGTGAAACAATGCTATGCAACAAATGGGAAGTATGGCGGGCTGTTCGCCATCTCCCAGAGGGACAAGACTTATTCAAACGCATCATCGCCAGTGCTGATAAAGAACAAGGCGTTGGCCGCCCCTCTTCATTCATGCACCAAGTCCTCTCTACAGCTGTCCTCGACATAACGCCGGCGGCGGGCCGCTCCAACTTCCCCGGCGGTTGGATACAAACAACTGGTGGCCCCGCCTACCCACCAATGATGCCTTCCGTCAATGTCGAACTCTTCCCCCGACACGAAATATGGGTATGGGATGATGAACTATCCGATTATACAACCTTTGTGTTCTTCGAACCAGACATACTGGTATCTCCCCGTTACAAACGAACTAATTTATTTGTACCCCACCACACTGGCTACACACTTATCCAACCCAACTTCACTCCCGACTACTTCTACGGTTACAGTGAAATACGTGACCTTATGCGTCTCCAAAGTTGGCTAACAGAGCACCTTGGGGACATCCGCCGCATTATGGGCCAACAATTCGATAAGCTCGTCGCCATCGCCGGTGATACTATCCAAGATGAACAGTTCAGTACCATGAAGGCCCAAGGTGTTATTAATCTTGGCATGGGCGGTAGCATTAACGATTTGACACCGAAGCTCCCGCCGGAGGCGATCCCCCTCATTGGGGAGATACTCTATTTAATGGATCGGATTAGTGGCTTTCCTGGGGTTATGAGTGGTGAAGGTCAGCCCGGTGTCCGCGCTGGTGTTCATGCCGACACCCTAATGAAAACAGGCTCAACACGCCTCCGTGATCGTTCCCTTCTTGTTGAACGCCAATGTAGTGCCGCCGGCGATGAAACCCTCGCCCTCTGTCAGGCCAAAGACGATAGTACTTGGTGGGTTAACGAGGAGGACGAGAGCACATACTTCACCCTTGACCAAATCCCCGAGGACCGCAGCGTCACCGTCGATAGCCACTCCTCCTCCCCAATATACCAAGACGATCATGCTAAGCTCGTTGCTTTCGGTGTCACTCACGGCATAATCGACCCCGTCAGCGCCATAGAAATGCTCCCCTTCCAAAACAAAGATCTACTTATTGAGCGTGTCAAAGAACAGATGAAGCAGAAACAAGCCCAGCTTCAGGAACTAAAACAGGTTGATCCGGAGGCTTTTGCCAAGGTTATCAGCGGTGGCACTAGCCATCATAGGCGGGCGGCGTAATGAACCGCGTACTCATATACCTGATATGTTTATTAGTTGTCATGTGCTTAGCTATCTGGGCTGGCAACCGTTACCGCTCAACAACAACTGCCTGCCTATCCTCCACAGGCCAACTAATCTCCTGCTACTGATCTTTCTTACTCTCCAACCAATCCATAACATCCGCCTCCCTATACTGTACTAGATTATTCACCTTATAAAAAGGTGGCCCTATCCGAGTTTTACGCCATCTACTCAGCGTCATCCTAGTTATACACAACAAGTCGCACAATTCTTTGGTTGTGAGTATTCGGTTATGGGGATTGTCCGGAAGAGTGGTTCTCATAGCCCAATGTTATAGGTTGATACATTATGTGGCGTCAACCTACTTTCGCGAAAATATAGCGTTGCTCTCATTCTAAAAAGACCGGGACTCGTCTCGTTACGCTTAGCGTGGCTTCCCGGCTGTGTAACCAGAGAGATGGAGAGCTACGATGTTGGAGCCAGTTGGCATCCGTAATCGGCGCGGCCGCAAAGGTCGGAAGCACCGTTAGTGATGGGTTCCCGACGAGTGCGTAAGCCTAGACGGATGTAAAGGTCCGCCGTGGCTGACATACCAATGGCAGGGGCCGGAAACACCGCCGCGACTCCCTCGGCGGCCCCACAAGCCCAAGCTGCTCCATCCCCCACAGCTCAAGCGACGGGTCCAACCCCTGCAGCTACTCCTGTTCCAAACAGAGGTGGTGAACAGTCGGCGCTCCTCGCCATTGGTATGCACGCACAACAGATCCAAAAATTGATGGCACAACTGCCGTTTGGCAGCGACGCTGCACAGGCTATTGGTGAAGCTCTCAACAAAATGCGGAAGCATATTCCGCCGCCGGGCTCGATCCCGAGTGGTGTTGAGAAAGCCCAAATGGAAGCTATGCAGAACGCTCAACGGCAGAATGCTATGAGAATGGCGCTCGCCAAACAGCAAGGCGGGGGTGCCGCCGGTGCTGGTGCTGGTGGTGGTGCTCCTCCTCCAGGAATGGGCGCTATGCGTCCTCCTCCACAACTAATGCAGTAGGAGAACTAGCATGAACATCTTCCAAGACTCAACGACCAAACTGCCCAAGAGTGACGCTCAGATCCGGAAGATCGATTTCTCCCAGAGCGATGTCGCTGGCCGGAAAGATCACATTCCGACGCCGCTCCCCACTGGTGGCTCCACTGCCATCCGTCATGTTCCAAATGAGGGTAGCCGCTCGTAATGCCTGTTGAAATTGACGAGAACCAGTTAGCTGGTCTCCGCGGACTGAAAGGGTTTGTTGAGAAGGCGATGGCCCATCCGGAGCATCGCCGCACCCTTTTGAAAGTTCAGAAGGAACTCTACCCCGACATCGCTGTCCCCGAGTTGGACGCTGCCAACCCTGTCCTTGACGAGGTTAAGAACCTGCGTGAGGCGTTTGAGGCCGACAAAAAGGCTCGCGAGGAAGAGGCGGCGAAACGCACTGACGAGTCTGCCAAGAGCGAATGGGAAAAGAAATGGGCTGAAGGCCGCTCATTCCTCAAAAGCAAACACAAATACAACGACGAAGGTATTGAGGCCGTCGAGAAGCTGATGATTGATCGGAACATCCCCGATCACGAGGCTGGTCTCGCCCTGTTCGAGAAGATGAACCCGCCGCCACCGCCTGCTCTAACCGGCAGTAGCCGCTTCGGCTGGTTCGACGACGCGAACAATGAAAAGCGCCCCGATGTCCAGCGCCT